CGCTGATTTCGTCGATGAACCACTCAAATTGATACCACTTTCCGGCAACCTTGGCGTGACGCTTAGCCGCCAGTGACGATAGCGATTTGCTCGCCGCGTTGATCTCACCATAACGCTTGTTGACCTCCGCGATCGTCATCTTCTTAACCTGTTCGATCGGGATGCCGTCAAGAACGGCGATGACGCCGATTTTCTTGTCGCTGGTCGTGTAGATGCTGTTGGCCTCAATCGACACGATGCGCTGGAACTGGTCGACGGTGATTTTGTTGAGGATGCTCATATTGTATAGTTTGCTCCGTTGTTTGTGAAGTGCCTGAATAAAACAGTCTCTCCGTTGTACGTCAGCGCATTTTTGCCAACACTCCAAAACGAACCCGATGGCATCGCCGAGCCGTGGTTGTGAAGGTGAAACGTGTACTGCATTTTCTTTAAGCTATATCCGCCTGTGTTGATTAGATATGACATAAGCCACTGTTGCTTCGCGTAATGTTGGAAACACCCAGCAAACTCCTGCCAGTGCGACCTGTACTGATCGTAAAGCTTGCGCCACGTCGCTACATTGGCAGCGATACACCCTGTGTTGAAGACAGGCGTCCGCCATGTTTTTTCGTCCTGCATGCCTGCCCATGGCTTGCCCGTGAATCCAAGGTTGTGCGCCTCCTGCAACAACGTCTGCCCCTCAAATTGATTCGCGCCGACCATCACATCGCCATCGCCTAACTTTTCCAACGCCCCACGCTCCTTGTCGCTCATCCCGCGTTGCACAAACATATCGCCATCGGTGAAGACCACAACGTCGCTCTCCTCAAGCTGCAATCCGTCAGCGTTGAGCCAATCGCCATGTTGCACGCAGGCATTTTGCGCTGGCGCACCAATGGCCTCCTGACGCAATCGGTAGCACTCGATGTTCAGTTCAGGCAGTTGACCGTTGCCCACGAAAATCAGCATGTTGCGCTCAAAGTTGCTGTTCAGCTTGATGCTGTTCAGGTAGGCCGTGATTTTTGGCATATATGAGGCGTTTGCCCCTGTTGCAAGTATTATCATATTTTTTGTGCTGTTTTAATGGCTTCCGCGATTGTGACGTCCATGTCCATGTAGCGATACGTCCCAAGCCTTCCGGCGAAGGTCACCGATGGCAGCTGCTCCGCCATCGCCAGGTATTGATTCAAGACCGCCTGATCTTCAGCTAATCTGACCGGGTAGTAGGGGATGTCACCCCTGCGCCACTCGTGGCTGTACTCAAACGTGACGATGCTGTTGTCGTGATTCTCCCAAGGCGTGAAGTGCTTATGCTCCACACTCCGCGTGTACGGCGTGGCAATGTCTGGGTAGTTGACTGTGTGGCAGCCTTGCATGTCGCCCTCGCCAAGCTCATGGCGGAAGGTCAGCGTGCGATACGCCAACTCCCCAAGTTCATAGTCGAAGAAGCTGTCAATCGTTCCAGTCCAAACGATGTGATCGTACTGCCTCAGCCTGTCGAATGGTGTGGATAGATGCAGGTCGATATTAGGGTGGTCAAGGATGCGCTCTACCATCGCCGTGTAGCCGTCTTCGGGGATGCCTTGATACTTGTGGGTGAAGTAGTTGTCATCGTGACTTAGACGCACTGGCAGGCGCTTAAAAACGGAAACAGGCAGCGTGCGCGGATCACGCCCCCACTGCTTCTGCGTATAGCCCTTGAAGAACATGTTGTAAAGCGTCGTGCCGATTGCCGCCTCCGCTGCTTCCTCGAAGTTCTGCGGATCGATATCGCGCCGCTCGGTGTCGATTAGTCGCTTGGCCTCGTTCGGTGTCAGCGCGCGATCCCAGACTTGGCACATCGTCATCAGGTTCACCGGGAACGAATAGTGCTTGTCCTGCACCCTCGCAATGACCTTGAGCCGCACGTCGCGCATCGTAGTAAAGCGGTTGACATACTGCCAGGCTGTCTCGTTGTCCGTGTGGAAGATATGCGGGCCGTAGGCGTGAACCATGATGCCATGCCTGCGCTCGGTGTGGCAGTTGCCAGCGACGTGGCTGCGCTCGTCGTAGATGGTCACGCGGTGACCACGCTCGGCAAGTTCGCGAGCGATGACGCTGCCTGTTAATCCTGCTCCTGCGATGCCGTAGTGCTTCATAGATGCAAATCTACTACATGATGACATAGCGACCACCCGCGTTGGCGGATAGCTTGTTCAAGGCGACGTAACGCACCGCGTCAATGGCGTGGTTGTAGCGGTCTATCGGCACACCAAGCGACGCGCCAGTCCTGTCCGTGTCCCACGTGTAGTTGCGCAGTTCCTTGATCAGGTTGGTCGATTCTCTGGTCACGAGCATCGGCTGCCGCTTCAGGATGTCGATGCTGTTTCTGATGCTGTCCGCGCCCTTCGTTGCCGGGTGAATGTTGAAGCCAAGGCGATGCACCTCTTCGATGCTCTTGGGTTCAGCACTGTCAGCGATAATCGGCCACGACCTGCCAATGCCCAGCTTGCGCAGGTGTTCAGCAATGTCTTGGTTGGTCAGGCCGTTTTGGTAGATCAACTCATGCAGGAGAATAGCGCTGCCACGCTTGTATACTGCGACCACCGCCGTAGGGTCATTGGTGTATCCCCAGTCCAAGCCGATGGCGACCAGCTTATCACCAGCGAAGTCTATGCCGTCGACCTGCTGCCAGTCATCAAAGACCACGCCCTGCAGTGATCCGACCTCACCCAAGCCGTAGACCTTCCACCAGTTCGCCCAGTACGTCGATGTTGCCGCCTTGACCTGCGCCGCTTCGATGTCATCGCGGATCGTCGCTGGCAGCGCCTCATTATCGCGATACGTCAAGACTACCAGTTCGCTATCCGGTTCTTTCAGCACCTCCGTGTGCGCCCAAAACTCCGACACAGGGTTGAAGTCGATGTAGATGGCTTCGCTTGTTCGGATTGCCAGCTGATGGTACGCCTCAAACTCGATGTTGTTGGCCTCGTTGATGTATAGCACCTGCCGCCGTGCGCCGCGTAACTTAGCCTCCTGGTCTGCGCTGAAGAATTCAATCGTGCTGCCGTTGGCGAAGGTGTAGGTTAGCAGCGTCTTGTTCCAGCCTTCGTCGCGCCAGCGGTTCGTCCACTGCATGACCTTGCCGAAGTCCTTCATAGCGCCACGTCGTAGGTGTGGGATTGATTCAGATACGACGCTGATCTCGGTCTTGGCCTTGGCTGCGATGTTGATTAGCACGGCAAGGATGGCGATGGTTTTTCCGTTCCCCCACCAGTTGCCCAGTGGGGGTCAACATCCAGCAGATGTTCCGCCCTGAATCACCTTCTTCCGAGCGGCCACCTGCCGAATGCGTTTAATCGCTGTTGTGTATTTGAAACTCAATCTAATTGCTTAATCTTCTCGACGTAGACCGCCGCATCCATCAACTCCTCCTGCAAGTGTTGCAGCCACTCCATCAGCGTCAGGTCATCGCGCTCCATCGTAGTGCCGTACTTCTCCTTGCCCTTTTCCGCTCTTGTCCTAAGTTGGGCAACAACGGCTTCGGTGATTGCGTCAGTCATTGAAGAGAGGTTGCTCGATTTTGACTTCGTTGTGTGTTTTCTCCGCCAAGCCGTTAAGGCGCTGCGTGATGCTCGTATTGTAGATGCCAGTCATGCCGCCTCTGATTTGGTCAGCGCGGATCGTGGTCTTGATGCGCGTACAGACGTCCACATAGCGGTCGTATCTGCCATCCGGATTGGTGAAGTATTGGTCGATGCTCTTGCCGATTCCCTGCTCGTAGCAGTAGACCTGAAAGCCTTCAAAGGTCAGCGGATTCTCACGCTCACGAAGTACACGGTCTGCCTTGACACCAACGTAGTCTTCAACCCTTACTGGTTGCGCCTTCGCTTTAACGCAGTAGTCAGCAAACGCATCCCACATCAGCTCTGGTGTTTCAAAGTTCAACGGTTTTGCCATTACGCCTCGATGTTTGTGACTATTTCAATTATCTTCTCAATGACCGCCACCTTAGCATGCAGTGCATTCGGTGCGCTGCTCTCCTCCAGCGAATCCAGTATGTTGGATAAATTGGTCAACAAATGTCCACGATCCTGCCAGTCCAATGCTCGCGCGTCCTGTTCGATTGTGATGTCGGGTTGGTGTGTCATATGTCAGTATCTTTTTTTTTTCTACCCCGCTTGTTTTTTGGTAAATCTATATCGAACCACTTAGCTAAGCGAATAACGCTCGTAGCATGAAAAACAGAACCCGTGGC